GCCGCATCAGGGGACGTGTTCGTCGTGGTCAACGTAGCGAGGGCGTTGTCATCTTCGTCGTACAGCGTAATGACAAGCTGATCTTCAGAGGATCCTGCGGGCTGCTCGGTGACAATCCCAAAGAAACTGTCAATATTGAGCCCGTCGGGGTTCTGCGCCGCGGTGATGATCGTATACGACGCGGTGTCGGCGTGATCCATTACGATGGGGCGCGTGACCCATACGCCGCGCAACCCGTTCAGGTTGACCGGCGCGCAAGGCACATTCATCTGGACCATGACGTAGGTCGCGGTCGAACCGCACGTAGCGACGCACACGCCGACGTAGAAGTCGGCGCTGTCACCCTCCGCGGTGACTGCGAGGTTGGCAGACGCGTCCCAGAACACGGGATCACCGACCGCAAACGTAGTAGCCGCGGCGCACAAGAAAGCCCGCTTGCCCTCGGTGACAAGGGCGCCTTTCTCGCTGGCGGCCAAGGACGCGTCAACGGCGCCAGCACGGCCGCCGGTAATCAATTCGACCTGTCCTGCGGTCTTGGCAGCGCTGGGGGTGTAGTCCTCAAGCCCCGCGCCCTGTTTGTGAATACTCTCCAAGCTCATGATAGTAACTCCTCAGTTGAGGTTGGTTTGCGATTAGGCGGGGCGCCCGATGGCGCCCCGCCATGGTCATCAGAGGTAGGGCTAGTCGGTGCCGTCGTTGTAGACGATTCCACGCCAATCGACCGCGGCAGCGCCAATGTCGTGGTAGACCTGCCAGCCGATCCCGAGGATCTCCGCGGGCGGGTCATTGCGCTCGACAACAGGATCCTTGTGGCCGTTCAGGTCCACGATCACGATGTTGTCCTGCTCGTTGCGGTTGGCGATGGCATACCATCCCGTGGTGCTCGTATCGTCCAGCCGGCCTTCAACAATCAGGCGAGCGGACCCGGCGTAGATGTTCTTCTCCATCAGCGTGGAACTGGCGCCGGTAATTCGCCCGCGCGACGTGGTGAGTTCAAGGCCGGTGTCTTCAAGGGCCGCCGGGAGTAGTAGGGTGTCAACCTTGAGGTTGAGAGTGGGGCCTGCTACGCCTTCCTCGTCAGAGAGCCCTTTCATCTTGCGCATGAGCAAACGGGCCTGCTTGAGTCCCGCGGAGGCAAGCACATACGCGGCGCCAGCGTTGTAGTTGCTCTGTGCGTGGGACGCGGAGAAAAGCTGCTCACTGTCCTCGTTCATGGTCGGCCCGAGATTACTTGTGCCGCTCACAAGCAGAGCGTATACGATCTCGTCGACGTTGCGCGCGGCTGCGCGGCCGAGTTTCTGCGGGATGGTCATAAACCCATTGAGGTCATCGTTAATCATGTCCTGACGGGTCAGCACAAAGCGCTTTCCGTAAGTGTCGACGCTGTATTCCTCGCTGGATTCCTTGATCGTCCCGTGGTCAATTTCTCCGCCTTTGCCGACCTTCGTCAGGCGGTTAAACTCGCTCAACTTGATGTCGCTGTAGGTCTTGAAATCGTCAGTGGTTCGCCGGCCGCACCACGCACTAGCCGTCTGCGGGGTCTCGCGGTAGGCCTTCATGAGCGATTTGGTGGCCGAGTTGCCCAACAGGGTGGCGAAGCTGCCGGAGCTAACCGCGCGGGTGAAAAGTTCCTGGCGGTTGTAGGGCACATTGCGCACGCCCTCGGAGCGCAACACCTCCTGCGCCACCTGGCACAGAGTGATCCCGCGGAATTCGTCGGCCGCCTCACGGAGCTTCGCGTCCTCCACGTCGGCGCCGAACCGCATTCCGATTGCCGCGGTAATCGCGCGGTACATTTCGTCCGGGCGATGCTCGCCCATCTCAACGCCAGTACCCACCGCGGGGGCGCGCTTGGTACGCACGGCGTCAAGGAACATGCCGCTCGCCTGTTCGACGGTCATGCCTTCATCAATCGCGCGCTTAAGCACGTCTTCAGGCACATCGTCGCCGGCGCGCGCATGAAGGTCGGCCACGCGCTTACGTTCGGCCTGGGCCGCCTCGGCACGCACCGCGTCAAGGTCAACCGCGGGCTCCTTTGGGGGTTCAGGTACGACGGTTGTACGAACCACATCAGCGGGCGGGGCCGCCGGCGGAGTCGCCGCGGCCTGGGGCTCGGTGTTCTGTGCGTCTTTGTCCATTGGTTCATTCTCCATGTCTAGGCTACGAGTCGTGGCGCTTGGATCTGCGCCTATCGGTACTAGGGACACTTCCCTCAATTCCCAGTCGGTGGCGATCCGCAAAGGCAGATCGCCAGCAGTGTGCCGCTTGCCGTTGACAACGCGGGTCTTACCGGGCTCAATCATCACGGCTTTACGGATGTCGACCTGGTAGCCGGCCGAAACACTGCGGATATGCCCGCCTTTCACTTTCTGCCAGGCACGCTCGCTGGCTTCGTCCTCAGCGAAATACAAGCGCCCTACAACCGTAGAGCCTTCTTGGCGGATTTCCTTGACGGATCCGCGCACGTCTTCGATGCTCCACCGCGCGTGCGTGTCGAGCAAGATCGCCTGCTCTGGCAGTTTGACACCGTCCATACGCAATACTTCTTGAATTGGCTTCCAACTGCGCATATCGAAGACTTGCACGTGCCCTTCCGTGGCTAGCACGGCCTCAATCGATCGCTCCGCTTCGTTGATCGTACCGGGCGTTAGAGTGAGGGCGCGGGCAGTCAAGTCGCTGCAAATTCGCTTAGTCATCGGGCGATTTCTCCGGTTTGTCCTCGTCGTCTTCGTCTTTGTCGTCTTCGCCGTCAATCACGTCTTCGGCGCTTAGGCCGAGTTCGTCAAGTAGCTCCTTCTCCTTGGCTTTCTGGCGCAAGACTTCTTCCCAGTCCCGCCCCTGGGCTGCGCATATGTCGCGTAGCGTCGTGGCGCCTAGGCCGTACCACTTCGCGGCCGCCTTGGCCTCCTTGTCGGGGTCTACGTGAGGCATGGGCGCCCACGTCCATACGAGCTCAAGATCGGCCGGCGGGGCTAGCGTCTGGCCAGCAAGCCGCACGTATTCCAGGGCAACAAGGTCAACAAGCCGCTTGAGCAAGGTGCGCTCAAGCCAGCCGCGAAGTGACTGCAAAACTCGCTGATACTGTTGCCCGTCGAACCGCGCGCTGGAATAGTTGTGATCGCTGCTATCTGAGCGGATCATCATGAGCGGCATTCCGGCCGCGCGCCCGATCTCGCGGTGCCGTTCGGCGCGGAATTCCACGTATGACGTTGTGGGGTGCTTCGGATCGATTTCCTTCGCATCCCAGCCGCTGGGGAGTTGCGTGATCTCACGCCGGCGCACGTCAACGGGGTCCGGGTTGGGATCAATGTCTTGGTTGGGGTCAAGCGCAAACATGAGGATGAAGAAATCCGCAGCAAGGCGGGCCGCGTCCAGTACTTGCGTATCGTAGTCCCGCAAGTCGGCGATTGCTTCCAGGGCACAAGCGATCCATGGAACACCGCGGGCCTGTTCGGCTTCAATCGGGAGAAAGCCGTGTATCACGTCGGCGGGGTCAAGGGCCTTGTAATCCGTGCCAGTGTCGAAAGCGGCGGCCTCTTGCTCGTTGATATAGTAGCGAAGCGGTTGCCCGGTCTTGGACAACTTGATCCCTAGCACCACGTCATCGGGTTGGCTCCATGGCGTGTCGAGCCGCTGGGGGCGCAGGTTGTTGAGCCGGGGCCCTTCCGGGGACGACACGATTTGCGCCAGATACTCGCCGGAGCCCCAACATGAACGGAGCCATAGCCGAAGCAGATCGACAAGGGAAAGCGCGCCGTTGATGTCTGGGCACGCCGCCCACTTGTTCCACGCGGCCTCTAGGGCCTCGTTGTATGCTTGATCGTTGCTTTGGACCTGTAGCTTGGGGCCGTCTTTTCCAATCAAATCTGTGATGTGGGTCGTAATCACGCCGTCTACAAACGGATTGTTCGCAATCTCGGCTGTGGCGCGCGCGCGGACAGTTTCCAGATTGTTCTGAAGATCGGTGTTGATGTGGTTCGCAGTAACGCGGTTCCAGTGCTGCGAATTGAGCCGGTTAGAAATGCCGGCCTCCCATCGGCGCACATTCATGCTGTCCGCTCTGGGCTTACGGTCCTGGCCGGCGCGCTG